CTACGACTTTGGGGACAACCTGGAAGAAGCAGTGGAGCTATTTGGCGGAGACGTCGTTTTTAGTCGCTTCAAAGCTGCCGCAATCGTAGATCTGCAGGCCCTTATCAGAAGGAACCTTGAAGCAGATAAGGAAGGGAAAGTCAAGAGTGAGGAAGATATTCAGGCCGCTGTGAATGAGTGGAGACCTGGTGTAAGCTCACGTAAGCGCCGCAGTCAGAAGGAAAAGGCAGAGGAGATCTTCAACAAACTGTCTGATGAAGATAGGCAGGCACTGCTCGAATCGTTGCTGGGCGGAGAAGCTGCTTAAAAGGCAGTACTTGGGGAGGGTATATCGTTAAGGTATGCCCTCTCTTTTTTGCCCTCTAATTGAGGGATTCGCAGCAAAATGGAGCAAACGCCGTGGCTATCTATCTCGACAACACTATGATACAGAGTTACAGGGAGTGTAATAGGAAGTATTATATACGCCATCAACTAGATCTCACCGTCGATAGTTTGAAGATAGATCTAATCTTCGGCCTCGCCTGGCATGAAGCACTGGCTACGTTATGGCCAGAACTGCAAAAGAAAACAGAAAGGGGGATAGCAGTCAAGAAGGCTTTCCTATCCTTCTCAAACTGCTGGATACGAGAGGGCTTACCTAGCCCTATGCCGCCTGAAAACTACCAACCAATAACAGACAGGTGGCCAATCAAAAATCCTTTCGTCGCCCTCGAGATGCTTGGTAACTACGCTGAACAGCGTGGTGTCTTCATTGTGCAGTGCACAGATCTGGAAGTAGAAAAACCCTTTGCTGTCCCCCTAGGCTTGGAGGTAGCAGGGGAAGAGGTGTTTTACATTGGCAGGTTGGATAAAATAGTAAAGCACCCACAACATGGCCGGCTTGTGGTAGAACATAAGACAACAGGCTGGTACGCGAAGGATAAGGGATTCAGAGAGGACTACATAAATAGCTTTAGCCCCAACAGTCAGGTTGACGGCTATGCTTTTGCCGCCCATAGTCTATATGCAGACACAAACGGTGTATGGATAGACGCAGCATTGTGTCACAAAACGGTGCATGATAAATTCAAGTTCATCCCTATCGACCGGTCATTCGGCCTTCTGGATGCCTGGTTACAAGAAACTAGAGCTATAGCTACTAGACTCCTCACGGGGGTGAACGATGTCAATCACGCGGATGATGCGTCTATCTATTGGAATTTTCCTAAGAACACTACGAGCTGTCACATGTATAGTGGTTGTAGTTTTAGGGATCTCTGTAGGTATATACCTTCTCCAGCTAATATCAAGAGGACTCCTGCAGGTTATAAGGTAGAGAAGTGGGAACCTTTCGATCTGTTGCATATAAAGGATGTACTGAAATGAAACTTAAAGAATTTACAGAAGCTGTGCAAGAAGGTCTAGTTAAATTCTCTGCTGCTGTTGAGACACAGATGGCTGCTGGAACCGATGACAGCTGGGGAGAGGATATGGATGAAGAGGATTGGCATGAATACTATATGTTCTGGACCGGAGAACATGGAGTAAGAGGAAACTACAATGAAACTAGCAGCTAGGATAGCTATTCAGATAGCTCAGAACTCTGCCCTACCATCTAGACTGTCAGGCCAGGAGATAACTGCCTACGCGGATGATATAGCCATTTACTCTAGGATACTTGCAGAGGGTGTACTCAGCGAGCTATGGAGAGGCGGACATATAACTAGGGAGGAGATGAAAGTAGATCCATGGGTGGATGCTAGAACAGTTAAAGTAGAGTAAAAGGAGATAAAGATGCCTAATGCTAAAGACGTAACCGTAAACGATCTGGGGAAGCCAAAGTTCCTGTTGATAGGCAGTACGGGGAGTGGCAAAACTAGCCAAGTCCTAACGTTGCCAGGTCGCACGTTTGTCTATATGTTCGATCCAAGCGGCTTAGCCACATTAAGAGGACATGACATTGACTATGAGCTTTTTGCCCCGACTAAAGTACGCTTGGCAGCTCAGTCGCTCAGTAAAGGAAAGGGAGATCCCAATAGAGGAACTGAAGATGCTAGCTCAGTCTATATTGAGTGGGAAAAAGACTATGAGCAGAAAACAAAAACCGGGTATTGGGATAACATCGACAATATCTGTTTCGACAGCTTTACCACTTTCAGCGATATTGTCATGGATCGAATCTTATATCTCAATGGAAGACCAGGACATTTTCCGCAGCAGGATGACTGGACTGCGCAAATGCAAAGTATCACTAACGTTGTTAGAACATTCGTCGGGTTCAACAAGGTACTACTTTTCACTGCGCATGACGAATTCAAGCAAGATGAAACCACTAGTAGAATGCAGAATGTGATCTTGCTGACAGGAAAGCTGAGGATCAAGATCCCACTGCTGTTTAGTGAGATTCTGCATATGGAATGCCAGAGCAAGCCTGACGCCGTGAGATATGTGATGCAAACCAGACCTGATAGAATGAACCCAGCTATTCGCTGCACTATTCAGGGATTGGAGATGTACGAAGATGTCACAATCAAAGACTGGAACAGACCACACGAGTCGGGTATTGGCAGGATTATCCGCGAGAAACTTGGGTACAACCCCGAGAAGGGAAGATCTGCTAGACTTGCAAGTGTATCTGATGGTGTTCTGGCCGAAGCTGTGGCAAAAAGTGAGAAGACTTGAACCCACAGATTTTATTCACCGCCTAGATACAGTTACATGTTTAAAGACGCCACACAACATGGAAGCTGGTGTGGCATGCGCTAGATGGCACGGAGCCCTAGAAAGGATGTTCAAAGTAAATGGCCCATTGGAGTTCTAACATGGAAAAGAACTTTGAAGATGACGTAGATCTAGAACTTGATGAAGAGCTTGATGAAGAAGAGGAGGAGGACGAGGACGAAGACTACGATGATGACTACGAAGACGAAGATGTACTACCACTAGCCTAGGAGACTGAAGTGAGTTTTATCCAACTAAAAGGATTGAATGACGTTAGAGAGAAGAAGCCAGCCCCGGAAGGTGTCTATCCTCTGTGCGTTACCAATGCTAAGCTGACGGAAAAGGAAGGAAAGAAGAACGTTCAGCTTATCTTGGAGATTGAGGGGACCGATGAGGACTACGCTAATATCTTCCACTACCTGGCATTGCCTCGTGGGGAAGATCCGGCAAAAGACCAAACTATGATGCTCATGATCAAGCGGTTCCTCACCCAGTTCGGAGTGCCAACCGAAGACGGGTTTGATATCGAAGCGTTAGTTGGCTGCCGTTCTGACTGTATGCTAAAGCAGGACATGTACGAAGGTAACGTGAAGAACGTTATCCAGTTGGATCGACTGCCCGCTGAATCTGACGAATAGGAGGCTTTGGGGGACCGGCTTCGGTCGGTCCTCCTTTTATCTGAGGTAACGTGCTATGCTACTTAGCTTCTATTATACAATTCTTGGAGGTCATACACACATGAGGGTATTTGCAGGAAAGAAAAAGGGAAATCTTACGAAGTGTGGAGATCTAGTCATGAGGAATGAGGAATTTAAGATTTTAAAGGATAGCATTGAAACACCTGTAGGGGAGGCCCCTATAGTTGAGATAGAATTCATAGATGAACAGTGAACAGGTGAGGTAAATGAAGAATTGGACTTGGAAAAACTGGTGGAATAAGGATACTCAAGGTGTAGCGAAGTTTTTGTTTATCCTTCTTCTTTTCGCCTTCCTCGGTTGGACCCTCTTCGGCTGTGAATCTGTAACTGGGGCTGGTTTCAAGCCGATGATAAAAGCAGGGCTTGGTAACGAGTGGGGCGATGCTGTAGTGGGCAAGGATCCCGCAGGCATCGTATCAATCGAATTGCCACTTATTGCACATAGGAATGCTTGTGTGCCAGTCCCAGTATTGTCTATCCAACAGCTACACATATCATCCATCCCTGACTATTACGACACTAATACTATTGATCAGACAAATCTGATCTTTACTGTTCCTCTTTTTCCATTCAACAAGTAGGGGTATGTAATGGCAAGCGAAGATGGTAGTGTAAGAATATCTATCAGCGTACCAGAGGAGGTAAATAATAAGCTAAATGCTTTCCTCCCGTGGGGGACAAAAGCTGAAGTTATTCGAGCTCTTATAGACACACTGATAAGAACGCAGAGTGTTAGTAATCGGTATATCATGCAGGATCTGATTGATGGCCGCTGCGATCTGATAGTGAGGGAATAGATTTTCAAAGTTTGAAAAAGAGTGGAGTTAAAATGACGATGAAAATAGAGGACCTCATTAAGAGCTTTTCAGCTTCCTCTTACGAGGAACAGCTGGAACAGATTCGCAGGGCGAGGTCCGCACGGACGATGGAACGTCCTGTAGCAGCTAAGAAGAGAGTGAAGAAGGAGGCAAAAGCTAAAGCGCAGAATATAGATAAACTAAGGATGTTGGTATCTAAGATGACACCAGAACAGAGAGCACAGTTGGCCCTTAAGTTGAAAGGAGAAGGGAAGTGAAAACCAAAGTTATAATTACTATTGGTTACGGATGGTATGGTGTTGCTATCGAGGACTCCTCTGGTTATATTAATCATCTAGGATCCGGCACAACGTTAGAGGAAGCATTCAAGATTATCTGTGGCCAAATATCCTACAATGATGAATTTACTGTAGTTTATAGAAAAGGGTAAAGTCATGCCAGACAAAGAACTTCAACTTGCGAAAGAGGGTGTTGTGAAAAAGGGAGAGAAGAGGAAGAGAGTTAACTATAAGAAACATCTTGAAGTAGCAGATGAGGAAATAGCCCATCTTAAGATAATGATAGATAATCAGAAGGGTGAACTAAATCAGTTCAAACAACGCGAACCTACTATACGTGCCATCCTGTATGCCCTCTACATAGCTGATATCATCAACAAGGCAGGCAACACAGGAGATGAGATTGCATTCCTTCTGAGACAGATGGAAATAGCTATCGCTCTCATGAAGAAGGTGTAACGTGGACCCCAAGCTGATTCAGAAAGGAACTAGATATAGGACAGATGAAGATCTGGATGAAGAATTCCTAGAGTCTATCAAAACAAAAGGGGTTTTACAACCAATAACGGTGGATCAAGACAACATGCTAGTGGCAGGTGGCAGACGTTTAGCCGCCGCCCTGATGCTTGAGCTTGAAGATATTCCCGTCATACAAAGGGTGATAACAGATGAACTTGATTTGCGTGAATGCGAGCTGATTGAGAACGTCCACAGGAAGGATTTGAGTTGGCAAGATAAGACTAACCTGGTAAGTCGCATTCATGCTCTGACGGTGGAAAAGCATGGAGCTTGGGGATCAAAGAGT